ATGCATGTCCTGAGTTCTGCACCCTACATGAGGTAACTCAAAAAATAGAGGAATTGAAAGACCTCAAGAAGTCTTCTTCAAACGCCCGTAAATAAAAGGGCTATAGATTTCTATCTCTATAGTATTAAAAAAATTAGTTACTTGTTCTGGGGAGTACTTACACTTCTTGGTTAAGTAATTAAATAGTAACTCTATCTTTATAGGCTTCTGTTTTGTAAGGGCTGAGAGTAGTTTTAATTGAAAATGCTTAATAAATTTTTCAGAGTATTTATGTCTCCATTTCTCTACAAAAGTATTACTTAGTGTTTCATTTATTAAATCAAGAAAATCTATTATTTCAATATCTAAATTATTTGTATACATATATTGTTAAGCCCTCATACATTAATATATAATATAAGCCAATGCAAACTTTTTCACCACAAATCTCCAGTTTCTTAAAAAAAGCAGGTTTAGACCAGCTAAAGGATATAGCTATGGTCCCAAAGACCAAATCTTGCGGGAGTCTAGGAGATTTTCTAATATTTAGGTATGTTCTAGGAGTGGGATCAGGTAGTAGAGCGCAGCGCATGGGAATGATTGTGCGTCCTATAATTAAATTACCAGGAACAGGGCATTATCTACTTACGGTAGTAAAAGTCCCTTTAGATAAGACTTTTTCATCAGAAGACTTAATAAATCTATATAAGAATAGAAGTACTCTTCCAACGGACAATTACAGAACATATATCCTAAACAAGATCTATGGTCCCCTATTTAGATTGCGAGTAAAATAAATGGTTGTTGCAGAAGCTCTCACCTTAGCCCTGGCTCCCGTAACAAAGGCGTTAGATAAACTAACCTCTACGCTAAAGGAATCGGTAGCCTTCTCTGACAAAGCACAAAAAGCTTCTTTAGGCTTAGGGATGGACCTTGTTCAGACAAGGGAAAAATTGGGTCCATCTATTGAGGGTTTACGAGGTACAATTCAACAGAAATTCACTGGTGGATTGATGGCTTTAGAACAGGGCTTGAGAGGGAACCTAGGGGGAGTTAATAAGCTAATTAATCAGCAAATGTTAACAGGAACCCAGTATGAGGGAACTGCAAAAGCGTTTGCAAGATTACAGGTTTTTGCTGGACTTAATACTGAAGCACTAAACCAGTTATCAGAGGACACAATAAACTTACAGTCAAAATATGGGGTCACTACTGATCGACTGGTAGATGCGGTCAAGTCTTTGGAAAAGAATTTCATTATCTTAGATATGCTAGGAATGTCTAAGGGAATGACGGGGGCTGTTGCTGAATTGGGAGCGAAACTTGGACCTCAATTTATCGACAGATTACCAGAATTAATGAATATGCTCCTCCAGGTTGGGACAAAGGGTTTGGGGGATATGGCTGCTCTTGGTATCGCAGACATAAGACAACAACTCCAGGCTGTGGGGGATGATTCTGAAGCAGCTTTTGACATTCTAGTTCGTAACATTGAGATAGGGGCTGAACATCAAAAAGTATTTAGTCACTCAATGATGGGTATGGGGGCTCAAGCAGAAACGGGTCTACGGTTAGGTAGTCTATTGCATGCCGCGAACGAAAAATTGATTAGTGGATTAACTGAAAACGAAGAAGCTACACAACAATGGGGCAACACGATGGAAAATATGCGTGCTGAAGTGTGGGAGCCCCTTCGTAAAGTTGTTTTAGATAATTATGATAAGCTATTAGAGTTTTATAAAATTCTAACTAAGGTTGTTGGGGTTTTCGTAGGACGATTTAGTTTATGGTTTGAAAGTATATTACCTGCAAAAAAGGCTCTTGATGGTTTTGCTGTTGCTCTGGTAGATGCTGTAATAGTAGGGGTGGATTCGTTTGGAAAAATGTTGGATAAGGGGCAAGTAGTATTCGACTGGCTTGGTGGAATACTAGCAATGTTTGGAGCAGCACTAGTAGGTGTTACAAACATTCTCGCAAATATGGAACTAATCTCTTTAGAAAGTAATTGGAACCCCTTCTTTAGATCCATAATAGATGTAGAAGAGGAGATAGAAGACGCTCTCAAGAAGGCGCGGGCGAGTTACAGGGCGCAGCGGGTGGGGGCTGAAGTCCCTGCCCCTGGCGATCCCGGACCCTTCGCGGAAGTTAACAAACTTAGAAGGGAATTACATTCAATGGTCACACGCCGAGATGAGATTCGTGAGCGTGGACCGCGAGGTGCTGCGGGTGTGGGAAGTGTAATAGATCAGTTAGCTGCCGCTTTGGCCGCATTAGAATCGGATGTGGGGGTAGGACGGTTTGATCCAACCATAGTAGAGCTAAAAAAACTTAGAGCGGACATAAAGGCAGGTACAGTAGACGCTGGTGAGGCCGCAGATCGTTTAGCGGACCTACAAGCAGAAACCAGAGACAGGCTTCCAAGACCTGAAGAACAAATGTCCTTCTGGCAAGATGAAAGTGTCCGAATAATAGGAGGTAGTATAGAGAGAATCCTGGGGATCACTCCTGGATCCCGTGATATATTACCACCTGAGGTAGTAGAAATATTAGCGGCTATTGAAGCAAATACAGCAGTTGGTGCAGCGCGTACAGGAGCACATCCAGGAACAGGAGAATAAATGGGATCAATGTATATTCTTGATAGGGGCCTACCAGAACGAGCTAGACTTAAATATTATTTTCCTAGTACTTCTCAAGGTAAATCTCTTGTGGTTAGCATGCCTTTCTTTGAAAATCCCAAAATTGTAGAAAGTAAACGCTCTAGATTAAAAAAATACTCTCTAATTTCGAGATCGAGTAATTTATATGCTTATCTGGGAGCCGACTCTAGAACATTTAGTGTTGATTTCTTTCTAACTCTTCCTCACATCTTAGAAGATTATGGGTGGATTACAAAAGATAGTATTATGGGTCCTTCTAGAAGCTTCAATAACACCGCAGAAGAGAAGAAAAAGTTTAAAAAAGAATCATCTGAGGGTTTCGGGGGAAATATAGCAGGCACCCACTCGAATCAATTTGTTAACCTGGATGGGGTACGCAATTCTGCATTAAATCTTTTACATACTCCGTGGGGACTAAAGGGTATGAAACCGACAGATGTAGATTATATAAAAACTACCTATGAACTAAGTGAGCAGGATGTGGCACAACAGAATGTAGCATATAATACAGCAGTAGGAATGGCAAAAACGGGTGCGGGTTTTGTAGGAAGTCTTTTCACGGGGGCTCCTCCTATCATAAAATATGAAAAAATTGCGGATACTTCCCCCACCTCTCCCAAAGTTTCAAAACAGTTGTATGATGGGATTAATCAACGATATAAAATAATTGATCTAATTATTTATTGGGTTAATATTATTAGATCAAGTGTATCTAATAATGCTTCGGATCCTATTACGGGTCCTCCTATAATAAGATTGACACATGGCTTAATGTATCAAAATGTTCCATGTATTTGCAATGATTATAGTATACAATGGGATGAAAGAATGGGATATGATTTACAAACTCTCTTGCCTAGAAGAATTCGAATATCTCTCCAATTAGAAGAGTTTAGAACTGGGGATTTTGGAGACTATGAACCTGGCGGGGGAATTAAGGGAGATAATTTAGGTGGTTATGAGGCTGTAATAAGCCACGCAACAATGGATCCAGGAGGGATTGGATAATTATGGTAAAATTAGATGGAAATAAGGGTCCTTATTCTGTTGACGCAATGTTTGTAAAGCATAGAAACGCTACAGTTACAACTATAGTGAATTCTCCTATATTTGATAATATATTGGCAAACATGGATAGAGCTTATGAGTATGAAGTAGGTTTTGTTCCTGCTGGTTATGCTCACAGACCTGATCTAATTTCTCACGTATACTATGGAACAGCAAAGAATTGGTGGCTTCTAATGCTTGTTAATAATGTAACAGATCCAAACGAGGGGTTCAAGTTGAATGAGAGAATTTTAATTCCAAGACTAACATGAAAATCACCGAAAAAGCTCCCGCACCTTATGTTGTAGTGGGATTTACAAGAGAATCTATTGTGAGTATTTTTGAGAAGGGTGCTACATTCTCTACGATTGTAGGAAGTAAAAACCTTTTTCTATTTAATAGTAAAGCAAATCCTAATTTTATTTCCTTCTCTCACAAATTAATGGAGGGAGGTAATACTATGAGCATCGAATTTATTGATCCTAATCAAGAATTTGAAAAACGCTTCATTATGGATGGCACTTTTGAAATGATTGCAGCAAGTATTACTAGATCTTCCTTGAAACCCGATTTTATTGATAAAGTTCAACTTGAGAAAAATATAAAAGGACTTGAAAAACTTAAAGGATCTTTTGGTGCTTGGCATAAGGCACTAACCCAACAACAAGGACAGCGTAAACTATATGTTACCTACGGATTGGGAGAAAATTTAGATACTTGGTCGGGACCTCATATGATGACCGTTATTGGTGCAGAAATGCAAGTTAAAGGAGCCCGTAAAATTATTTTAAAACTTGCGGCTGCACAGCGAGCTTTGGATAGAAGTTCTAGAGTGGGGATGTTTGGTGAACCGATAGAGTTAGATACAGGTGGTAATAAATTAGAGGTAGAGGGAAGGTCAGGTATTATTGATTTTAAAAAAACTTCGGGGGGGATGTATGAGCCTGCTAATGCACCAGACACTAGCATAGGGGATTTTCCTCAAGCGGCGAAGTTGGTAGAAAAATTAGATGTTCATTTGATGGTAACAGATGTATTAAGGAACTATATTCAAAAAGCTACGGGAAGTGAAAATATTATAATTTTACTTCCCAACATCAATTGGATATGTAGGAGAACCCTAGAGGATGTAGCTAAAGTAGAGCGGTTGGAAGGGCAGCCTGCGGGAGGAGGCGGGGGTGGGGGGAATCTATCCCTGTTATTCAAGGATATCTTGGAGAAAGATAAGACGTACAATGAACCCCACTATAAACAGGGATGGGTATATAATACAATAGCCAAAGTAATATCTTATTTTGGTTTAGAATTGGGGTCACAAAGAAGTGATGCAGGCGAGGTGTATAGATCCCATAATTCTGGAGTTATGGAGGCATATTACAACCAAGATTATGAGGGAAAAATCAAGATAGATGTCCTTGCTGACAGGTATAAAGCATATTTTGAAAATTATAATTATTATGCTACAAAAATATCAACAACACCAACTGGAACTCCTGACTATAAAAAGGATGTAGGAGAGATTATTAGTAAAATACGAGAAAATAGTACTGATGAGTGGCCTGGATATGTGGGAACTTATTACGAAAGTGATTTAGCTATTGTGGAGTATTGGGCTTCGGATCAATTCAAAGATTCCTTTCTTTTTGCGGGGAAGGGAAATAAAATTAATCCAGATTCCTCTGTTATGATTGTTGGAGACCGCCAGTTAATTAGAGATTATTTGTACGGTAATTGTGAATCCGTAACTCAGCAACAAATTCCCATGCATCATGAAGATGCAAAAGTTTTACAAGGGGGTTCATATAGAGATAGGATAAGAGGAATTATTTTTCCTCAAAATAAAATTGGACCTTTTGGAGATATTTCGTATATTCCTGAAGATTTTACCTTCTTAGACCCTGACGCTATTGCACTAGCCAAATCAGCGGCTCAGAAAAGTAATTTAACTATACTAAGATATAATACTAAAAATCCTAATGTTATGGAGATCAATTTTAAGTGGGCACCCGTGTATTTGGCTGCACTACAAGCTGGATTTGTGAAGGAGATTTCACGTAAGGCTTCTACAGGAATCGCAGCCGAGATTTTTCCCCAATATTCTGAATTAGAGAACCCTGATTATGATAAATTGGTACAATATTTAATAGAAGAAGAAATAGCTATGTTAAGCGGGGATCAGGCGCAGCAGATGAGTGAAGCCGCTGCTATAGGAGGAGACATTTCTCCTGGTTCGTGGGGAGGTCATAGCGCAGAGTCGGCCAAGCTTGCTTTAGCTTCGTGTTATGAGTTTATGACGAGAGTATACCCACTTATTAAGATACGTCAAGAACGTCCAGGAGATCCTGCTAAGATTATGTCCAAATTTATAAAACGCATGTATCGACAGGCTATGTTTACGGATGTAACTACTTTACCCTTGTTTCATTTATCAGATTATTCAACAATAGGAAGCCAAATAGCTCTTTTTGCTCAGGATTCTCCTATATTGCAATCTAAGCAAGCCCGAAGGACTCCTTTAAACGCTTTTTATAGTGGAATGTACCAAATTATGGGATTTGAACACTCTATTACGCATAGAGGTGTTGATACAAAGTTTGAATTAGTTAAAAATTTCGATAAACCTTACGTACCTGATCAAGGGAAGGATGAGTTAGAAGTGATGTTTGAAGAGCAACAGGCATTCTTGGGAATGCCAAATTATTCTATGGGGTTGAGCCCTCCCACAAGTACTCATTTTGCCGACGCCCCAACGCACCACCCTGGGGGAGAGCCCGTGGAGATGCCCGAATGATAGAAAGAGAAGAAATATAATGGTAGATATGACATCTATGTTACCTATCTTTGCAATAGCTGAGGTAGAGAATAGATTTGAACCCGGCAGAAATGGGGAAATTAAATGTATAATAGTAGGACATGGAGGGGGACTTATAGATGTCAAGCTTACTTCACCTTTTGTAAGTAGGGGAGAGGCTGGGTTTGATGGGTTAGTACCAGGACAGGGAGTGCAGTTGATTGTCATGCGTATGCCTGGAGATACAGCATGGTATATGGTAAATTGTGTTTATTCACAAGAACCTCCTCTTTCTAAAGGGGCTAATGAAACTATAACTGCATTAGGCCCGAGCCAACGTAATTTAGGAGATGTAATAGGTGGATCCGCAGGCGCGGGAACGGGAGATCCTAATAAAGTTCAACTCCAGGGTATAATGGGGGGAGGTGTGGCTATTACTGGGCAGAGAAGACCAGATGCTATGAATATTAAAACCGAAGTATACACTGGTACTGGTAAGTCGGTTGCTTTGGTAGACGATCCAGAAAAGGACTATATTCTTACAGATGCGGGGAGTAAAGCGGGAACAGCTAGAGTAACAATAACATCTGATAGAGAGGGAGCAGGAAATGATATTTTGGCTGCTAACGCTTTTCAAGTAGAAACTACAGGCCCTCAAAGATTAATAAATGATGAATCACAAACAGATGTTTTGGTGACTGGGCGTGAGCTTCAATTATTGAATAACGCTACAGGAGAATATGCTCCCTCAGGAGCCCCCGAGGACAAATATTGGGGCAATGTAAATATTCAAAGTGCATGGAATGATGTAAATATTTTTTCTAGACAACCCCGCTTGGACGCTAGGGAGGAAGGAAAAGATGGTAGAATTTTTATAGAGACTTTGAATACTAGTGGTTTAGAGCAGGTAATTCAAATTCAAACTCATGGAACTTTGGAGAATCAAAAGGAAGAACCTAATTGTGTTATTAGAATTAAGTCTTCAGGAAAAATAGAAATTCAGACGGTAGGAGATTTGGATATTGAATGTGGAAGAAATATTAATATGAGAGCACAAGGAAAAATTAGTATGGAGGCTGGGGATGGTATTGAAATGCTAGGAGGAACTGATAATATTAATATGGGCGCACCTGAGATTCATTTGAATAGTAATACACCAGAGCCTAAGCCGCCTATAATGGGACAGGATCTTCCCTATTATAAGGAGGATGGTATTACTACTTTTTAGTGGTATTAGACCTACATATTACGGAGACAGCTTATGGCATCATTTGATCTTGAAACATTCTTAAAGGTAAAGGGACAAACAGGGACTGGATTATTTCAGGCTGTAGGGATGGCGTTTGGGCTTCCTAGTTGTCTAATAAATTTAGGAATGGATGTTCTTAGTATTCTTCCAAGTAACGTTTGTGCTGGGATAATGGGCAACTGTCAGTCAGCGAAGTCTAAGGCTAATGAAATAACAGCGGAAGTACTTAAAAAATTGATGCTCAATAGTGGCATAATTGAGTACGATACAGATCAGGGTATTCTGAAGTTTAAGTCTATATCTTCTTGGTTTGGGGCTGAGAATGATAATAAACAATTTATGGATGATTTGGGGGGATTATTAGGAGCAATCAATTATGCTGCTGATTTTGCGGCTCAAATTTATGCAAACTATGAGAATATTTCAAATCAAATACAATCTATTTTAGATTGTATAGGAAAATGGAAAGAGATGCAATCCTTTCAAAAGGGTTTATCCGCTGATCAGAAAGCAACTCTTAATCCTATTCAACAAGAAGAATTGTTAGATCAAGTTTATGCAGCCGATATTGTTAAGCTTCAAAATGCTGCGGAGTTTATTGATAAGTGTAACAAACAAATTAGAAATATTAGAATCATCTTAAAACAGCGTGAAGCTGATCCCACCCTAGAACCATGTTTTTTAGATTCTTCTGAATTAGATATTTTTCTCTCAGGAACTACGTATGTCCGTTGTCCCTTGGATGATCCAGGACTGGAAATTGACGAAAAGGAAGTTTTTCGTTTAACGTATGGGCCACCCGTTTCTGTAGAAGGACAATATGTTTTAACATCTGATGGGCTATACTATGACTCTCAGACTGGCGGGTTGGACCCTATTTATCTAGCAATTTCGGGAATAATTCCTCCAGGGGATAAGTGGAAGTATGACTATGACCCCAACCTGGGTGGAAAAGGAGATGCCATTTCTATCAAATCTCTAAATAAGTTTACAGATAATATATTTGATGCTTTAATTATTGATGATAGTTTGGGAATGCAGGTATACTATGATGCAGATCACTTTTTGAGTGTTATTATCGGCCAGAGAGATAAACATGTTTACGATTTATCTAGTGATTTACGAACATATATTAATGATTATGGAGAAGATTCGTCTATTGTAAAAAATCAAAGACAACTAATCATATCCCAGATTGCAAATCATAATAGTAAGCTTAATAGACGAAAAAAACAAATAGAAGTTGCCATTAAGGCCCCGCAAATTTATGGGGGCGTATCAGGATCATTATTTATTCCAGGAGATATACCGATCAATGATTTTTCTTTTCTAGATGAATATAATTTGATGGTTGATTTGGAGAAGCAAAAAGCTTTAGTCTTTGCAGAAGCTGAGGTAGTGGGGATGGTGTACCCTATTGATCCAAAATTTACTTCTTCTCCCCCTAAAGCTCCATCTATCGGGTTTAATCATCTAAGTGTTCCTGCTATAGGAAAGGGAAGTATTATTTACACACCATCTGGAGTTCAGAGTGGTGCGGTTTTATCTCTTACTGACCAGATTGTAGCTGATAGGTTATTTGCGATTTATAACTTTTTAGAAACCGACATTGTTACCCCCTCTTCAACTCAATATTTGACTACAAATTGTGCTACTGATAATCAATATAATAATGCTAAACTATTATCTACAAATAAGAAGAGTGTATTTAATTTAGGATTATCTATACCATATTTAGAGGGAATTACTAAGAATAAACAAATAGGTAATACAGCCGCTGCGTCTGCAATGGGTTCTTTTTTACGTTTACCTGATACTGATGAATTTAGAAATTTAACATATAATCCACAGGGAATGACTGTTGAATTTTGGGTTTATATACCCGATCTTATGGACGAGGAGAGGGGTTGGAACAGTGAGGGGGCTTCTTCTCTTACCAAGGTTGTATTAGGGTGTGAAAATGTAGGAGCTATGTCGGGGGTGTCTGCGCTGGACCATACAGGAGCGTATAGAGATTTAGATTTCCTATCAAATGATAAGGGAAATCAGTTTGTTAGAGGAATGCTTATGGGATTCACTAGAGATAGACGAATTACTCATGAGGGGTTAGGGTATAGTAACCACAGTTATAATAATGATACTACATCTTCTTTAAGTTTCTTTGTTGCACCTACTCAATCAAGAGACTTTTCATCGTGTTCGTGGATCAATAATGATGATTGTCAAGATTATGAAACTTTTTACAAAATGAAAGTTGATCTTTCAGCTACAGAATTTGGAAATGTTTCATCTCAATTTGTTTTAGTAGATCTTACTATAGATCCAGCCTCTAATCAGGTTTCTATGTTTGCTAATGGTTCATTAGTAACTACTTCGGCAATAGATCAAGTTTTTGGGGTTCCTGCGTATACTACTCCCAATCTCCCTTCTTTTAAGAAAGATAATAGTTTTGAATATTCATCTACAACAGTGGATGGTCCCACTACTTTATACGCAGGCCCACGGTTAAATACTTTTTATACTCCCTGGATTGTGGGGGGAGGGTATACAGATGGTATGTATAGATATGGCAATTTTATGGGAGGAGATAGAGGGGGTATAGAAAGTGGTTTAAAAGGTCACTTAGCTAGTCTTAAATTCTATCAAAAACCATTAGAGGTTGCGGAAGTTAAAGCAAATTATAATGCTCAAAAAGGGTATTTTAAAAATATAGATCTATTGAGACATGAAGTTGATTATGAGACTGGTGAAGGCTTTAATATTGTAGTATTACTAATGGATGATATTGGTATTGACCACTTAGGCATATATAATTCTATTAATCCAATTGTAATAGATGGAGCAGAGTCATATGGCACTACTCCCTTTAGTACATTAACTGACTCCAATGGTCAAAACTGGTATCCTCATACTCCTACTTTAAGTGCAATAGCTTCAAAAGGGGTCACTTTCTTTAATACTCATACGGCTCCCATGTGTACACCTACGAGAGCAGCCATTTTAACAGGAAAACACGCCTTTAGCAGCCCTAACTATTTATATTCTACTGGAAATAAAGGTTATTGGGGGCATGGAATGGGGACTGTCAGTACGGAAACTTTTGAAAAAAGTAGAGGGGGGATGGCTGGGTTGGGGCATATTTATCCTCTTTACAGCAAAACAGGGGACCTTTCTCTTATTACTAAACAAGTTAAATCTGGTGCTGGGGATGATTCAGTATGGGCTGGTGGAAAGAACTTTGAAATTCTCCCGTCGTTTATACGAAAAAGAGGATATCAAAGTGGGATGTCAGGAAAATGGCACTTAGCCGAATGGAGTGGTATTTATGTATATAATGAATATAATACAGATCCCGACATAGGTCCTGTAGTACATGCTTCAGGTCAAGCCTCTGGCATGGGGTGGGATCATATCCCCAGTGTGGGTAAATGGGATAGATATTCTGCTATCTTTTCTAATGTAAATAAGATCCCCATACCCAATCACAGTTTGACTGCACCTCAATTTGATGAGCAATTCTGGATTAGCACAGCTTCAGGCAGCATAATAGATCAGCATCAAGGTTATACTAACTTTTTTATGAATAAAGATGGAGATGTAGTTACTGTTTCTGATAGTGGCTACACATCTTTTGTAAGCTCTTTAGGTAATGAGACAAATTTCTTCCGACCATATTATCAGGAAACAAGTTCATTTGCTGCGGGACCAGGTTTGGATGATGGAGATGCGAGTTCATTTGCTACGTATCAGACTATGGCTGAGGCAAGTGGCATGTTTAATACTATGAGAGAACCTTTCTTTTTATATGTTCCTGTAAATACAAATCATAGTCCCTTTACGATGCCTCCTAGTGGAACAGTATATAATTGGGATGCTTTCTACGATGCTTCTCATGTTCAGGCGCGTATAGATTTAGAGAAAGATCCTACACTAAAAGGTACTGCGAAAAATAATGCTGACGCTAGTGCAGCTTGGATTAATTCTATAGCTCAAGTTGAATGTCTGGATTATATGTTAAGTTCTTTTCTTTCATCGTGTGACGCAGATAGATTAAATAGAACTATTATCATAGTTATGGGAGATAATGGAACTGACCTAAACACAATAGCTAATCTCAATAGGTTTGCTGGACAAATAGGTAATACGAGTGGTCTTGGGCCTGTATATACAAAATGGCTGGATCCTAATGGGGCTGGAACCACTTATCTTCCCAATAGACGAGGCTGTGGGGATCCAAATAAAGCGGGACAACGTAGTAAGGGATTTAAAGCAAGCATGTATGAACGTGGAACGCAAGTTCCCCTTATAGTTAGTGCTAGTTTTATTCCAAGCGGGGTATCAGGTACTACTAGTCAAGCATTTATAGATGCAATAGATATTTATGCTACTGTAGCTGATATTGCGCGTCTTAAAAAAGTAAATTTACCCCTAACATTTCAACTTCCTAAACGTTATGAAGGAACTTCATTTTTACCTCTGCTTACTGGGAAGGGAACTCATACTAAAAATTTCTCCTTTAGTGAAGTATTTAAACCTATAGGTAATTCAACGGGGTGGATTACGGGCGAAAATATAGGCACTTATACTGGGCGAGTGGGAGCTAGGGGGATCCATACCACTTATGGAGACGGTAAGAGTGTGTCGGGGGCACCCGCTCAGGGTAATGTAGGAGATCCCACCATTCCGTATGAAAGATTAAGAGCGTTTAGTGTGAGTGCAAATAGATATCAGTACGGATCATATATTGTTTCGGGAGAAGACTCAAATGCTAATCATTCGCCAATCCCTGCGGTAAGTGCGGGAACTTGGAAGCTCATAAGATCCCAGGGGTCTTCGGTAGATATCAGTGGACCAGGGTGGGAAGAATTGTATCACTTAAGAGATTATGAAGGAGTGAGTGTAGATCCGTATGAATTAAATGATTTACTCCTTCCTGCTAAAGTTGCTATGAGTTATGATACAGATGGGGGAGATATTCTTCAATATCTCTTAGATAATAGTACCCAGACAAGTGCTACTAATGCAAGGTGGATTCTTACTAGAATATTTTATGCAGTTCGTGGCTCTCTAGATCAGTATTTGGATACAAGAAGGGAACCTTTTTCCTAAATCATGGCAGCTAATCAAACAGTAACGGTATATGGAAAACCCGCTCCTCCTTTTATGCAGGAAGCGGTTACGCAGCATAAAAAATCTATATATGGTTTAAATTTTCCTCTAGGTGAAGAAAAGGCGAAGGGAGGATTTTTTCAAAAGAAGACAGGGTTAGCATTAATTAAAGATGCAGTAAAGCAATTACTTCTTACAGAGTCAGGGGAACGAATTCTTCTTCCTAATTTTGGTTGCAACTTAAGAAAGTATCTATTTCAGCCATTAGATGAAGATACTTTTGAAGCTATAAAAGAAGAAATAGTTTTTTCGTTTGAGAGATATATAGTAGGGGCTAGAATTTTAAAATTATCGGTTACTCCGTTTGGAGAAGTGGGGCCTGCGGGAGGAAACTCCCTTAAAGTAAGATTAATTCTACAATTGATAGAAGAAGATTTAACTGTTTTTGATGTAGAGGTGGAACTTAAATGAGTTTTTCAGGAACTATAGCGTCGGATTTTATGAAGTTAGCGAATATTCCGCTCCAGAAGCAGCCTGCGTTAATTGATTTTGCAGCTACTGATTTTGTTTCTCTAAGAAATTCGTTAATTAATTATATTAAGGCTGTATATCCTTTGGAATATCAGTATTTTGTCGAGTCAGATTTGGGCATGATGTTTATTGAATTGGTAGCATACATGGGATCTGTTATGTCGATGAAAGCAGATATGTTAGCTAATGAGAATTTTTTAGTTACAGCCCAGCAGCGGGCTAGTGTAAAAAAATTATTGGAATTAGTGGGAGTCAGATTACGAGGTCCCATCTCCGCAGCATGTGATGCTCAAATTACGTTTGATGATCCCCCTGATAATAGTGATGAGAGTTATACTTTATCTCCTGCTCAACGGATTATTGAAACTACCTCTCCACTGGATGGAGGTGCTTTAACCTATACCCTCTATAAAGTAGTTAATGGATTAGCTCAGGATGCTAATAGTACAGGTAATATAATTTTGAACGCTGGGGAAAGTGATAATCCAGACGGTGATAGAACCGTGTATAGTAACATAGCTTTGCAGGAGGGTACATTAACCTCAGAATCAGGATCTTTTGCAGCTACAGAGGGTATAAAAACTATTCCTTTGAGTAAATCTCCTGTAGTAGATGGAAGTGTTGAAGTTTATATTACTTCCACAAATTCTGAAGTAGAGGGTGCGTATAAAGAAGTTCCAAACATTTTCTTTGCGTCCGGTTTATCAGATAAAATATTTGAAGTAATTTATGATGAAGAGTATAAAGCTACACTAGTATTTGGAGACGGTACGGTGGGAGTTTCTCCTGATGATACTGCTTCTTATTTTATAACTTATAGAATTGGGGGTGGTAATAGAGGGAATTTGGTAAAGAACGCATTTAATGTAGTTATAACTGGAGACTCAGCCACTACTATTAATGGAACACTTACTAATACAGATGTAATAACGGGGGGTGCAAATGCAGAGACCTTGGCTCACGCTAAAAGATGGGCTCCCCTTACATTTAGACGCCAGGATAGATTAGTCACATTAGAAGACTACAGTGTTTTCACTAATACATTTATTAGTGATTGGGGGACTATAGGTAAAGCTACTGCTGCTGCGCGTAAAGCATACTCATCTGCTAATGTAATTGATATTTATGTGTTGGAGAGAGCTACAGATCTACAGGTTCAAAAAGCTACTCCTAATTTTAAGACTAATCTTTTAACTGCTATCAATAAAAAGAAGATGGCAACTGATGAAGTTGTTATTGTAGATGGATTAATTAGAACTTTAGATCTCATTACTACTATTTATGTAGATGAGGAACAACGAGGGAATGAAACACAGGTGGTAGCTACGGTTAGAGGTAAAATTCTTACATTTATGAATGCGGACAACCGTGAATTTGGAGACCCTTTAGTATTAGCTGACCTCAATAGGGTAATGTTTGAAGTAGAGGAAGTTCGGTTTTCTGAAGTTGATAATTTGAAGAAGAATGTTTTAATAGATTTTAATGAACTTATTCAATTGAATAATTTAACGATTAATGTTAGTTACTTAGCATAATGGGACAAAATAAGTTTACTCCATCTCCTCGACTATACAAAAAAACAAATTTTGTAGATTTACTACAAAATATTACACCTGAGTTATATCAAACTGAAGATTTAACTATGAGTGGGGTAGAAATTAATCCTATCTCGACAGTAATAAACACCCATTTGCTTGCGGCAAATAATATCTCCAATGTATTATCTATCTCGGCTGTATCAAATTCGCAAACATCTAGTTTGGATAATATTTCTGGGATAGGTCAATATTTTGTCAAGCAAAATGAATTAACTCGGATTAATCCTTATCTTTTTGAAATAAAAATTTTAAATCCGCTTAGTTCAACATTAAGAAATTTTGATACTAGTGCAGAATTTAATACTTACTTATCAGCTACGCTTCTTCCTTCCATTAGGTTAGCGACAGGAAGTGATGATTCAATACTTCAACAAAATATAACAACTCTGTCTTCTATGACGGGTAATTCTGATGCGAGTAGTGTTCATAATTATTTGGTGGATGTGTTGGGGTGGTTTTATTTTCTAAATACTTCAGCCGCAGGGGGTTTATCGTGGGAGCCTTCGGGATATGTTTTAAGTTCTTTAAACTCTTTATATGTGGGAAAAGACTTACAAACAGTTGATGGAATAACGGGTTTTGAGAATTATTTGTGGCGAAATTATTCTACTTGTTCCACCTTTTCGGAGTTAGGATTAATTCCGTCCGATTTTGTGTCAGGGGCACCTGATGCTATAGTTAATCCAAATAATGGAGTGGTAGCCACTTATACTAGTGGAACACAGAAGTTAGATACTCTTTTAACTCTTATTGATGTGATTTACTCTCCTCTTTATCTTGATCAGGAAGATTATACTGTAAAGGATGCATTTGATAATTATATTGATGCTTCTTTGAAGCTTACTGATGAAGTATCAAAAGGCCCGTACAGAAAATTTTTAAATGCTTTGGGTTTTAGTTTGGCTGATATTAGTGATGAAATTGAAAATATAGGGCTGATATACGATATAGAAAATACTAAAGAGGAGCATCTTGAATATATTGCTGATTTAATAGGGTGGAAGTTGTTAGGAAATTCTCCCTCTAAATGGAGGTATCAATTACGTACAGCGATTGAATTATATAAGAGGTGTGGAACATTAGATGCAGTTCAGTATGCTATTAATGGGTTATTAGCTAATTCAGTTTTTGATGTGTCTGGAAATGCTAGTGAATTATGGGAATCCTATATTCCCTTTTTAATTTGGTATGCATTAGGAAGTGATTCCCCTTACTTTAGAGACCTTACTACCTGGACTAGTAAATTAGCTGGTGATGCGGGTGTACATGAGTATAGTACAAGTAGTTTAGAGGAAAATTTAAAGTTAGTTACAGACTCTATCTTATTTGAACTCTATAAAGTTTATCCTAATTATTTCTTATTTTATGGACAGCCCTTTCCCGTACCTAGATTAGTAGAACTGGATATTCAGGGATGCGTAGGGGAGGTGTATACGTATATTGGAGATCCTCAGATGAAGCCTTTCCATTGTCATAGAGAGTCTGATTCCAATTATGATACTTTAGCGCAACTAGCAGATGCCTATGGAGAGACGGCAGCATGGGAAGCTGCGTACTGTTCTGGGTCTTTAGGGCCAGGAGTATACATGGCTGCGGCAGACCATCCTCTTACGGATAGGCCGCTCTATCTTTCGGCAACAGGTGATTTAAATTTCGTTTTTAATTATCGAGGAAGGAGAAATTATCCTATGCCTCCTTTCGAGGAGATTAAATATTATAAGGACTCTACCTTACTTCCACAATTAGTAGCATTATTGAAAGAGAAATTGATCTGTTTTGGAGTATCCAAAAATTTTGCTACACAAATGGAGAATTTCATTTTATCAGCGGGCATTAATACAGATACTAATTTAGGAAGTTTGAATGAGTTTTTGATGTTTTTTCCCGAAGCTCAAATTCCCCCCAATTATGATGATGTGATGTACAATATTTCTGATTATCAGAAAAATATATTAGGATTATGGAATGGTAAATCATCACATTTATTTATAGATTTTGATAATACTGATTTTGATTTTGCAAAAACTACTCTAGAGGGAGATTCTAAATATGCTTTATATCATGCCGCTCGGTTAGCAAGGGAGTTTTCTCCTGGTCATACTATATCTAGAGTTAACTTAAATGCGTCAGCGATAGATCCTTACGATCCTTTTGCTGTTAATTGGACATATCTAGGGTTTGATAAAGATGATTATCGAGGAAGTTATTATACTTCTGCTTCTATTTTAGGAAATTATGCAAATAGTGGAGTAGCTATGGGTTCCTTAATCACTGGAGGTGGAGGGGACGGTGGACAGACTGGTGATGGAGGAAGAGGGGGCCTTAATACATTTAAGAGGATTAGTGTAAATGAGATAACTGATAATTTACTCTCATCTACCACAGCTATAGCTAATGTAGGTTCAGTAGGTAGACGCGCATTAAGAAGGCGTAATTTTAAAAATGTTCTACCCAGAGAGGGGTATTATGATAGAACAGGATTCAATGCGCCCAACAGTTGGGAGGCTTCTACTTTAGAAAACTCTATGCCTTCTTCGGTAGGAGAGCTTACACTAGGATATCTTGCTTCCGCAGGAGGGTTCTATCCAATAATTGACCCCATTAATCCCAGCGGAGTATGGCATATTTGTGAAGATCTAGATTCTTCACGTACTTTTTCAGGAATGGATACGAGTAATACCTTTCCTTATCGAGGGTTATCGTCCGTTGCATATCATAATAATGCTAAAATGCCAGAGCTTTCCCCGAGTACTACACGATATGTAGATAGAGGTCAGCTACCACTCATTTATAGGACAATGCATAATTTATTTGAATTAAAAGCTAGAGATTATGCTAGTGAGCAAATAAAAATTGCTTCACCCGCAGCGTTTGAACCATCTAATTATTGGAAAAATAATATTCAAAGTTTTGCTAATTCAGCAATTGCTAGTGGATTATTATTAAACTCATTTGAAGACTATGAAAATTTTAGTTTTGGTTCAAACTTAAATAAACTTTATAGAGATTATAAAAAATATTATCCTACACAATCGCTTTCCTTAACGGAAATAGATAATACTGGAGGAAATATTTTTGCACAGGTATTTGGAGATGGTTTATATAATTGTGATTTCTCAATTGATGGATCAGCAGTTTCATCCTTAGAAGGGGATTATATTTCTTCTGGTGTTTCTCAAAATGTTCCTATAGCTTATAATAACGGGTCAGGTGTATTCAGTACATGTGCAGTAGCTGCGTATGGTCCAGGAATAGCTTCAGGAACTTATATTGCAAGTGGCACTGGTGAGATGGTGGTTCCTCTTACAGGAACCTTTACCCCTGGATCTCAATATAATGCTGAGTTTAGAAATCCACATATATTAAGTGGTATCGAATTTGTAAATACGTCAGGTGCATCTACGTATAATCAATTTAGTATATTTAAATTGGCTTCCGCTTTTAAAGTTCCAGGACTACAAAATTATTTGGTGGGAAACCCTTTGATTAAGTGTAAGACGGTTAATGGATTTCCAAGGTTGAGATTTGATATTTCTGAGTACGGCGACAGAAGAAATTATTTTATTAAGAATCATACATTTAAATTGCAAGTGAATGCTCTTGTTGGGGAAGAAAATAGTTATCAATATGGAGGAGCACAGTTGGGAGTATGGATTCATACAGATGCTCGGCTCCGAAGGGGCACGGGGTCAATAACGTATCCTCGATATATGTGGACATGGACTCCCGAAAATAAATGGGTTATGCATGACGAAAACGATTTAAGTTTGGCGCGGGTGAAGGCAATGTCACACATCTATACTTTCCCTCTCAAGTCTTATCCATTTGATATTATTAAATGTTTAGGTAATATTGAAACAGGTTATGAGCCTACTATCAATGATATCACTTTAAAGAATATACAGGAAGAATTTTTTGAAACATTTGAAGTAGAATTTGATACTAGAAATTATACTATACACAATAATTTCGAATATTTAGAAATTATTCCTGTTCCTGAAAAATATATTGAGTACACAGATAATTTTTCACGGGACAAACATCTAGTACATGATAAGGATACAAAATATTATGTAGAAATATTTTTCTTAAATCCCATGACTCCAAGTAAATATTTATTAATAAATAATATACACTTAGAGGATTCTACATTGAGGGACTGGGCAGGCATTGGAACAGGTCACGGAATTGAAACAAGTGGTATTCCTTTGCGTAAGTTTGTTTACGAGGATAAACTTTACTTGAATAAAGAAAATCTTCGTGATGTTTTACAATTCTTTGATGGACTCAATGGAACAGGAGGGGGAGTTTATGCAACTCCATTTGCTTCTAGAGTTGCGTCTATTACTTCTGGTACTATGGAGGTGAGCGGAGGTAGTAGATTAAATTATAGAATTAGTCCTAATTGGGGTGTAGGTGGTAATAGTAATACTCAAGCTAACTATAATAATTATGAATCATTGGAGATAAATAATTAATGTGGGGTGAAGTAGAAATTTATAAAGGAAAGACTCTTCTCTATAAGGAGTCTAATATGCTCGTAGATGGGGCAGGAGAATTGTTAGCTGACATTATGACAGTATCCCCCTCCCTCTCAGCTATTGCTGTAGCTAATTCCGATGTTGCAACTTCTGCCATGTTAGATACTTCTAATTATACTATTCAAGCTATCTCTTTTGGTACTAGTAGACAAGCACTCCAAGGGAATGCTCATTATATGGATACTTCTACTAACCCCATTACAGGGAATCAAGACCCTGCATATAAGTGGAGGGCTATGTGGAATGCGTCTACTTCATCTACTAGAACCGCTCTAACTAGAAGTGGGCCTGCGGCATTAGTGTACATGCCTGAGGCAGGACTGGTTCCCAATATCAAGGGTCTGGAGAATGTTAGTTCATATACTCCCGAGGTTGGAATGCCTACTTATCCTGATCCAACACTTTCTTTCTTAGAAGTTGATGGGAGTGTGTCCGCATCCATGCCTATAATGATAGCTAGTTCCTTTGATCCGGGAAATTTTGGGTATACTTGGGCACCCTCTGCTGCTGAACCTCTAAGTTCGGTATGTCCAGGGACGGGGCAATTGATGAATTGTATGCCCTCAGCCATAGCGTCTGGAGTATTTCGGCATACAATATTTTCTGGCGCGATAGGGATTGGAACCAATATCCCCTTTGGGGTTTCCTCGAATGCTGGGATTATTGCAGGAAGTTTGATAGGAGCATTTCCAGATGGGAGCAGTGTACCAGTCGTAGATAAAAATAATGCAATTCATGGCAGTAAGGCATACTTTTTTTCGTCTCTAGATTATGCAAACCTTGCAGCCGCTGTGTATGAAGCTCATTATAGCGGTGTCTTTAATGAAGCTAGTTCTATGGATGCGTCTGGATTTGTAACTATGGTTATGTCGGGAACGCCACGGACTGCAACGGCTCCTGGGGGAGGGTATGTTTATGAAATGAGCAGTACTCTAAGTGGATTATGTATATCGGGCAGTAATAATGTGTCAAGTGATGGAGTTGTTGAATATTCTCTAACAATTGGGTCTGGAGATTTAGGGATGGCTAATTGCTATGGGGGAATTTACCATTTGGGATTATGGAGTATAGACATGAATAAATCACTTAGGGCAGGGAATAGTCCTCCTTTTTCTTTTGATAGACTAGATAATCCTAGGAAATATAGATTATTTGCTCGAAAAGGATTAAGTAAAAATTTGTGTTTCATTAATGATTACCCTGGGGGATCTAGACACGCAGGACAGGGGTGGGATAATTATACTGATTTAATAATTAAGTGGAGGTTACACTTCTTATGAGAAATTTTATAGATGATTTGGGAATAACAGGACATCTTACCATTATTAAGAGACATAAAAATGGTGAGGAAGAAATTGTATTCGATGATCATAATATTATCGTGTCTGGGATGGGCGTAGGTCTTTCCTATTTGTTTACAGCATCTGGATCTAATACTATTCTAGATTATCAGATCGACAGATTTCAGTTGGGAGTTTCAGGACCCCCTACAGGAGGAGTTGTTAGTTCTATTTACGAACTTTCTGGTGCATTAGGAAATGTGTATGGAGCAGGAAGTAATTTATTTATAGAAAAATGTACACAAATAAAACCACTTACAGACGCCCAAAATCAATACTTCGCTTTGATTCCTGCTAATAAAGTAACTAAAATAGGCGATTCCTCTGTAAGATATACTCTTGTGGTTGATGAAGAGGCTTGTAATAATTTACAAGGAGCCTTTTCGGAGGATACATATTTAAGCGAGGTGGGTTTATTTATTAAAAATCCGCGAGGGGATGCAGGTACTAATGCTTCGATCTTGGTGGCCTACAGAACTTTTAGTATTATACGAAAAACTAGTGATTTCAGTTTAATTTTTAGATGGACTATTAATTTCTAATGGTATTTAATAAAAACGATATTTATACAAGTAGTGGTAGCACACGGTTATACAATTCTTGGACTCCATATGTGTCCAAGTATGATACGAGTTCTTTCTATAATTGGGAACAGGATAACCTACCCTTATATGATTTGGAAGAGCGTACTTACGAGATGTGGGAACAGGGAGGCTTCCCCACTTCTGCCGTTCCTGGATTGGCATTAGTAGTATCAGCGGACGCCCCTCAAGCGTCTCTCTTGGCTAATACAAATATTTTTACTACTGTCAGTGCCTGTATTGCTGCCATTCCTAAAATTGTACGTTTCCCCGTATTTATTGAAGTCTGTAATTTGGGCGATCTAGGTAAATTAGAGTTACACAATTTTAGAATAGAAGAAGGGGGGTCAATAGAAATTATAAATAGAGCATATAGTAGGATATATAATGCTTCAGCAAATTCTTATACTACTGTAATTCCAACAGATAATGAGTCTCATAGAATCACGGCAGGACTTAAATCACTGAATGTGAGCAGTACTTTATTTGCCGCTTTGGGTGCAGATCTATGTACCTCCTCCTTAATTTTAAGTAGTAGAGTTTTAGAGAGTGAGGAAGACGCTAGAGTTGACTCAGTTTATACCTATATGTATCCTAATTTTACAAAAAGACGAAGCCCCTTAGCAGTTTGTATTGATGGGGATCCTTTTTTAGAGGGGGGAGGAGGACAAAATCGGTATCCTACCACGCCTTATGAGAATGCAACAACTACTGCTGCCTTTGATGGTACTCTGGGATCATTAGATATGAGTGCAACAAGCCAAATGACAAATAATCCCATCGGTAGAACTGGTTGGAATGCAAATATATCAGGTACTGGCTCGGTCTATTTAAATAATTTAGCGGGGCTAAGTGTTAAAAATTGTGACGGTCCTATTTATATTCGAAATTTTAATGTAGATGGAAAAAGTACCACAACAGGAGGAATTCAGGTAGGAATAGAAGTTACTAATTCAGATGTTTTACTAGAAAATTGTGCTGCTGCTCGATGTAGAGAGGCTGGGTTTAGATTTAATAATTCAAAAGTAACTTTATCTCGATCAGCGTTTGCTTATAGAAACTATGATCTAAATTCTCTAACGACGAGAGTACCTGAGAAGGGGATAGGATTTCATGCCCTTAATAGTGAGATTACCTTCAGTTCGTTACTAACAGCTACTACAGAAACTGGAGCAGGAGATTTTGAAGCTTCTGGTGCTGACGTAGCGTGGGTTGCTTCTAGAAATTATGTAGGGATTCAATTAGATAATTCTAAAGTAAAAGGAGGAATTAGTAGAACCACAAGAACATCCCCTGGAACCGCTAGTTTTGTAGAGTCTGAATTAAATACAGGGTATGGATTAGTATTTAACAATTCTCATATGGATGTGAATGGCTTGCTGGATATCTATGGAAACGAGGCGGGAATTTTAATGAATAATTCTCACCTAAGATATAATGAGCTATGCGTAGATTCTCATAGGGATGAAGGTTTAAATGCAAAAAATTCTACGATAATTTTTGATTCTAGTGCTAACCCCTTAGCCGCAGGACAATTAACTCGTTATCAGGTTGATTTTATAAGGAATTCTCAGCACCTGTTGTTGGATAACAATAGCTCCTTTGGGTTTAAGCTAAAGACTGATATGCCTTCTAAGTACGGGAATATGTCCTTTAGTGGGGCACAAGGAGCGGTAAGCGGATCTCCCACTTATACGCCTGTTTTACCTGCGATTGCAATAAATAATAACTCTAATGCAGAGTTTATTAACACAAGATTTATTCCCAGAGTAGCGGGGGACTCCGTAGCTAATATGCCTGTATTTGGGCTTGGGTTACAGGCAGTGAATAATTCAAAGGCTTCATTTTATGGAACCGAAGCAGGATGTACGCTAGTCTTTGGGATTCCTACTTACACTTTTCAACAAAAAGTAGCTGGTCTATATGCGGATAAAAATTCTGAAATTAATTTACACGGGCCTACGGTAATAGCTCAATTTGGAGTAGATGTCTTAGTTGAAAATGATTCTTCACTTACTATTTCTCCTCCTACAAGTAGAAAGGGACATGGATATGATGTAAGTAGTTTTGCTTTATCCGGTCAAGGAAACAACACATCTGTAGAGCTACATGCTACTAGAGCCTGTTTAGTAGCAAATAAAAATTCAGTAATCAATATGCAGGATCTTGGAGATTATCATACTTTCTGGGGAAGGGGTGCTAATGGTACTATTTTATTAGCTGCTGGCACTGACTATCCTACGGAGACTTTTGATTTAAGTAGTTATATCGCTTCAGGGTCACTTCAGTTTTACCCTAACCCACAGGATTCTCTAACCCTTAAACCTGATGTGGGTATTACACCCACTACTATACCAGTATTCACTGAAACTTTTAATCTAAATACTTACTTAATAAATGATAATCCACTACAAGGAGCCGCAGATTATGCTGAAGCTACAGGAAGACCTTCCATTTCAATAGGGGGAGTGTGTGTTAGAGCCGTACAGGATAGTGTGGTTAATATACGGAATGTCCATTTTCCAACAGGTAATCAAAGCAATCCCCTAGATGGTTATATTTATAAATCAAATGGGACCAATTGCGATAGGTTAATGATATGGAATATTGCTGATACCTCTCGACTGAATGCATCCTATTGTTCGGTGAGTGGGTTGTACCCTGGAGATGCGGGGTATCACGGTCCCAGTGCGTTGTGGCCTTCATCCGTAGATGGGGATCCCCAGCACGCTGGTCAACAGTGGGATGCTATTGCGTCGGGGGCTCCCTCGGCTACCCCTGATACGGGGTATTTAAGTGTTCTTGATACCTTTGGGGCTGGAAGTTCGGTATGGCTACCGCCCTCTGGGGTAAGTTTAGGATCTATGTTTGATAGATTCTATCCAATTTCTGGGCACGGTCAAGAACATTTGGATGAAAATATAATATTAAGACTTGTAGATGCAGGTATTAATTTTAGTGGTACTACTACGTATCATTATGGAGCACCAATTAATACCTACAATAATCAAGGAGTTTTTAGAATTTTTTGGTCTCCCAAATCTAGTGCAAAACTTTTACAAAGTGATGTAAGCGGTTATGTGGAGGGGAAATTCCCTCATCCTGGGGTATTCTCAGGGGTAGTTGGACCTACTTATCAAATATTTTCCCAAGGGTATAACATGTCTGCGCCTGTTTCAGCGGTATTGCAGACAGATGGTGCTAACGTCAGCAGTCTCCATCCTGATTTATTAAAACTTAGTTATGATTACAGAGCAGATGCAGTAGCTACGGGTAATGATGTTCCCGACAGATTATGGACTTCAGGATTCTATTACTGTAAGGAGTTTGTGGAAGATAATCCTACTCAATGTATGCTAGATGAATCTGCGGCTGATACGTTTGCTAATTCAAAAAATGCTAGTTTGGGTAGTTCGGGGAGGCCAAAAAAAGTAACTTTATACCGATCTCGCTTGGACTCAATTGATAATAGAGGAGCCGAGGCTTATGCAGGAGATACAAGTGGAACTCACGGATTTAAATCTGCAAATATTTTTGACTTGGAAAGAGATAATTAATGGCTGAACAAATTTATAAGGATAGTGTTTATAGATTTTCTGATCCTGTTCGCTTTTTTAAAGCTAACGATCCCTATTACTTTGAGGTGGACAATATGCCACTCAAACAATTACAAGAAAATTGTTTATGGCTAAAAGATCAATTAAATAGCAATCTGGACGGTATTACGGATGTTCGACGCGGGGATATACAAGAACTTAAGCCGTATGTAAACGGGGTTGACAGGGTGGTGCGAGTAAAACCAGGGCGCTTTACAGCAAGAATAAATGATGTAGCTAATAAACAACCTCTCCAATTTATTAGGAATCTATGGGGGGGTCAGATGGAAAGTGGAGTGGGACAACATGATATTTGGGGGTTCCCTACAAATAATCCAGGAGAGTTTCCAGATCCTGAGCCCGCGCACCAACCTGAAAATTTTAACACTCTATTAATGACAGCTTTAGATAAATTTAAAAGTACTTTATCTCAAGATGCTCTAGCAATGACTGGTTTATCCGAAAGAGCCTTTACTTTTCCTGTTATGAGTCCTTCTCAGCCTATATGGCATCAAAATTATTGGTCGATGTGGGGAGTTGAACTGGGTGTAGGATTTCCAGATGGACAACAAACATACATGGGAGGTGGTGAAAACGTTCCCAATGAGGTATATATAGATCCTGCTATAGCTTCCGAGTATTCTTTATGGGCCAAAGTTACGGGCGCAGCCACTCAATGGAATTTTAATATTGAGCCTAATGAAGATCATGGAGCTTTAATGTCGGAATTACCTCTTCTAGAAACTCAATTTATGAAAGCATGGAGAGGTGTAACTAGATTATCAATAGTAGATGTTCCTCAAGAATTAAATATAACTGTTCCTCCTTTTAGTACTGATGATTTCAATTATATTGATGAAAATGGAGATGAAGTTGAAGTTGAAGGTATTCAAAGTCGCATTGATTTAGTATTTATTTATAGTAAACCAGTTGATGCTAGTGCTGTTTCCATTAATAGGGGAACTACTATTAGTACTATTACTGAAGCTACCTTAGGGATTGTGCGGGGGGCAGGTATAAAAATGTCATATCAGGAATATCCCGCTGCTAACGAGGCTCTAAAGCCTGACAAATGGAGTCTTGTTGATGGTGATAATAATCAACAAATTCTAGCTTCCCCTGCTGATCAAGCAAATGATAATTTAGGATTCACAGCAGCTTCTGGAAGTGATATAGAGTATGATATTCGAGGATCTTTTCCATCTCCTGATGATCTTTTAAATATAGCACCTCTTATTTCAGAAAGATTGGAGGATAACGCTTTTGAATTGATAGGTCAATCTATTCTTCCTGTGGCTTATATTTGGGTGCGTAGTGCTGGTACAGAGACAGGGGAGGGGGCTGTGATTCTTGGTAATTCGGATGTAGTTGATATACGACCTCTCTTTAGAACTGCGGAACTTTCATATAATGAAAGAGCAGGAATAGCAGCGGCTATGCCCCAGATATCTATTGCTAATCCTGTAACCTCTAAATATGAACTAGAGCACGAAGTAAATAGATTATATGATTATACGACAGATAGATTTGATAATCTTGTTGATGAGAATTTCTTTATTCCGTCTGAAAATATAACTACTTTGGCTACGGGGTATGTGATGGGTGGATGGAACTTCGGCCCAGAAGGGGCGTTATATGATTATTGGCAGCAGGAAAATCCCTCCAATCAAACAGAACAACAGATACGAAATCAAGTAAGAGACGTATACGGGTATGCTATGGGGGAAGCTACTATAATCCCCAATCTTCCCCAATGGGATGTTGCACAGTGGATCACTAATACTAGTAATGATATTACTAATGGGAGTTTATATCCTAATGATTATATAACAACTTATATTTCACAATCAACCCAGTCGGCGGGTGCGGGGGCTAACACCGCGATTCCCAATGATAGCAGTGTAATTGCAGGGTCTTTGCGTTCATATATAGGAGCAGAGAGAATACGTAATCAAGGTAGTGCTGGAGTAGGTAAATCGTCAAATTTTGGAGATGCTTGGAAAAATATTTCTAACTATTCCTTCCAATATGTCTCTAAAAACATTCCTTTCACATCTAGACCTGATTGGTTATATGATTATTCTGTTGATGTAAGATTTGTTAACTGTATAAATCAAACTACATATGGATTTCAAATAGTAGGGGAACACGATAATAGTTTAACTATTCCTGCTGGCACTGCGGGTTGGTGGGTAGAAAAACAAAAATTTGGGTTTACTATTTACGTAGCTATGATTAGCGCAGCCCCCAATGGGAATTATACAAGTACGGCAGCGATTCCTAGATTCCCCGCGCCTCATTATATAAATGCTGATAGTAATACTAAAATTAGTGACAGGGGAGGTTCTCAGTGCAGATTTGCATCTTTCTTAGTTCCCGTAGAGGATATTTTAAATGAGAATCCCTCCCCCATTATTAATTATTCTTCTGCTTATGCTCAGGGATATCACGGTAATCCAAGAATGGGAAAATGTACCCTTCCTACAGTCATGTGGACAATTACAGGAATTCCTAATACTCAATCTGACTTTCATTATACTCATTTAGGAATTAATGAGTCCATTGAATTACGAGGAGCCTAGAACTTAGGGTAAATGGCTGAAACGTTTGGATGTGGGCAGTTTATTCCTGGAGGGGGTCCTGGGAATGTAACGAGGGGTTCTTTAGGAGACAACGATGAGCCTGGAGGAGGGACTCAGCCTCCTCCTCCATTTGATACAGAAATTCCCCACCCACCTGATATTGATCCTAAATGTAAGTGCAGAATTGTTGGGGGTTTTTCAGAGAAAAAAACAAGTGAGTCAGCAGACGGGCTAGGATGGGACGTATGTATCACCACCACTTGGTTACAAAAATGTTTTGATATTACAGATGAAGCTAATGATCCAGGGCATATACCAGCATTTGGAGAGAGCCACCCAGCAACAGGACTTCCTGATGAGACCGACGCATATAATATAGATGTAGGGGATGAAATGCCTGGGGGGGATTGCCCTAATAGAGGTCCAGCTATGGGCTCCATCGGATCATGTTGTGAAGATAGTGAAGCCCTTCCTGGTTTACCAACACATATGGGGGGAGATGGAACCATCCCTTGTTGTCCACCCATAATTTGGCAGTTGTGTTGGACATGGCGTACTTTTCCTGGAGATAGTATACCCCCTGGGGGTGGTGGTGGGCCAGCGCCAGGTCCCTCAACGCCTAATCCTGCTAGTCCTGCTTCACCAGGGCCGAGCACGCCGATGGGGCACCAATGCAGATGTGTTATTGCAGAAGTTAGGATATCTTATGCTGATGAAAACACACAACAAATTACTGTTATACGAAAATGTAAAAAATATAAAAAAATTCAATTTGACGCGGAGGGAAATATGACATCACCTGATCCTTCTGCTGATAATAGTGAGAAGTGGCCTCAAGCTGAAGAAGATTTGGAAAATGCAGGAATAGATGTTCCTGAGATGAATGAGGGATGTAATTCTTCCGATCAGGCGGGGGGGAGTGCCGCTAACCCCGTATGTTGTAAGAAACAAGCGGGCACTGATTCTCCATCTCCTACTGGGGGAACAGGAGTTATTGATCGCTGCTGTCCTAATTATAGCTGGATAATTCCGAGGTTGCCTGGAGATATAGATGATCCTGGGCCTCCACCTCCCCCTGGTGGGGGTGGAGGTGATATAGTGGGACACCCATCGACGCCTCCCCCTGGTGGGGGTGTCGTTGGAGGAGCTTGGAGACGCCAGCCAGGGGGTGCTACGGGTGGTGGGGTTCAATGGGGACTTCCAGGTGGTGGTTTTGGTAGAATACAGCCTGGAGCAGGAGGGGGGGGTGCATCGACTGGGTGTGCATGTCGCATTAATAGTGATGGCCCATTTAGAACAAGTACTGTAGAGGGTTGTTGGAGAATTTATATAGATACATTTAATCAAAATTGCGTTAATCTTGCTGATGGAGACCCTGGCGATCATACAAATTATCAAGACACACTAGATCATATTAATGCTAATCCCAACACAATTCTAGAAAGTGCGGACGGAAATAGTAGTCGAGGAGAGAAATGTTTTACTAATTCTGCGGAGGATGAGTGTTGTAAGGGTCCTGCTTGCTGTTCAAAAGTTTTGGTAATATCCAAAGAATGGATATGTGAAGAAGGGGGAGACGCAGGGGCTGATCCTATAGTGAGCAGTGATTATACACCTATTCCAGGAGGTATACTACTTCCTCAAGGAGAGGGG